GCCAACAGGTACTTCTTATAATCTACCTAACTACTCTGGAGAACTATTTACTGCAGATGCAGAGGTTACTCCATTTTTACGAATGATTGGTGGTCTTACAGGTGGTTTAGAAACATCTAATAAAGAATTCTCAACATCAAGCCTTTATAACTATCCAAATCCAAGCCAACCAGCAATTAGTGAGCAAGCCTCAACAGTTGCTCCTGCAGCTCGTACTTATACACGTAGCCAAGAGAAGAACGTGACACAAATCTTCCAAGAACAAGTTTCTATTACGTACCGTAAGATGTCTAATAGTGGTCGTTTAAGTGGTATTAATACAGCTGGCCAAAGTAATAATGCACCAAGTGAAAAAGATTTTCAAATTGCTCGTGCCTTAACAAAGATTGCGCGTGATACAGAACATACATTTTTAAATGGTAATTATAATTTAGCTGCAACAGAAGCGGAAGCAGATCAAACACGTGGTATGTTTGAATTATGTGAGCAAGGAAATACAGTGAAAGCTAATGGTGCCCGATTCAATAAAGGATTAATGCAAGAGCTTTTACGTGAAATGGCCACAAACGGAGCATTGTTTTCTAACATGGTTTTATATGCAAATGCGTTAAATAAACAACTTATTACTGAAAACTATGCCTATGCTCCACAGGATCGTAGTGTAGGCGGTGCAAATATCCAACAAATTGAAACTGATTTTGGACGAATTGGTATTGTATATGACCGCTTTGTTCCTGCTAATGGTATCTTGCTAGCGGATCTTGAGTATGTAGCTCCTGTATTCCAAAACGTACCACAAAAAGGTGTTCTCTTCTATGAAGAGCTAGCTAAAACGGGTGCAGCGGAATCAGGCCAAATCTACGGTGAAATTGGTCTTGATCATGGCCCTGCATTCTTACATGGTTCAATTACTGGACTAGCAACAGAGTAAACTTAATCGTTTGCTCTTTTTTATTACATTTTAAAGGAGGCGTGTAGGATGACTGCTGAACAAGTAAAGCAAATGGTGGGTATTCAACCTGAAGTGAAGGAAATCCTCATTGACTTAATTAAGCGAGTCGAGACGCTTGAAGGAGCTGGCGCATAATGCGATTTGAAGGTCATGGAGTAGTATGGGACCCCAAAGCAAATAAAGCGCTCTGCCGTTTTGAGAATGGCTTTATTGAAACAACTGATAAACGTATCATTGAAGGTTTGAAAAAAGCGGGATACAAAGGCACAAAATCGACTGGTACAGTCGCTAAGGATGCTGCAGAAGAAGCAGCGGATGAGGATGTAATAGAAGTAAATGAAGCTTGATGAACTAAAAGTCAGGCTTAAAATTCCCGCTGAAGATACAAAGCAAGATGCATACTTAACAGTTGCTTTAGAAGATGCCATTGAGGATGTGCAAAAGCATTGCAATGATAGCTTTATTTATTCAGAGACTGATGAACTAAAGTTACCAGGTGGTGTTAAGCAGGCTATTACAAAGCTTGTGAAGGCATACCAAGAGAATAGCAATGTTCAATCACAGTCCCTTGGAGATATGCGTAAGTCCTTTTTTGAAGGTGGAACAATGAACGAGGTTACGCGTTTGTTAAAGCCTTATGTAAAGAAAAAGGTGAGATTTTTATGAAGATGACCATTAAAGATACAAATAATATGGATCAGCTAAGCAAGAATTTAAAGAAACTAAACAAAACATCTATTAAAGTGGGTGTTTTCGGCAGCGATGATGCTGAATTAGTGAAAATTGCTAGTGTACATGAGTACGGTATGACAATTAGACCTAAAAAAGCTAAAATGCTTGCGATTCCAGTAAGTCTTAAAGCAAAAGGAAAGCGTCCGGCTGATTTTCCTACTCTTTTTAATCCAAAAGGAACAAAGGTATTAGCCATCCCTAAAGGAAAAGACGATATGGAAGTATTATTTGTACTTATGCATTCTGTAACCATTCCAGAGCGGTCATTTATCCGTGCTGGCTATGATGAAAATATAGATGCCATTAGTAATAAGGTAGCGGATTTGGTGCCTCAAGTCATTGCTGGTAACGTTCCATTTGATGCATTTGCTGATATGGTGGGCTTAGAGCTTGCGGGTAAGATTCAAAAGAAACTCCGCTCTATTAGTGACCCAGCCAATAGCCCAACTACTCAGACCGTAAAACGTTCTTCTAATCCACTTATTGATACAGGTAGATTAGTTGGCGCTATTCGTCATGAGGTCGTGGAGTAATGAGTAAGCAATTTGAGTTTGCTGATTTTATAGAAGAATTTCAAGTTGAGTTTACCGCCTTTACTTCATCTGGAGAAAGTGGATGGGATCGTGAAAGCGGCGAATATGTTGAAAGTGTAATTATACCGGTGCAAACGGTTGGGATTATCCTTCCGCTTAGTGAAGATGATTTAAAGTATGCTCCTCAAGGTACGTATAGTGAGAAATCTAAAAAGCTGTATGTACTGGAGCCAATGGAACTTAAACAAGAAATTGAATATAAATCAGACCGCTACGTTATTCAAAGTTTTAAAGACTACAGTGATTATGCTGATGTCTATATTTACTATGCTGCATGGCGTGATAAGGGAGGTAGTGAAGCATGAATGTAATTGAGACATTAAGGAAGCGAATTTTAAAAGATACGCAGTTTTTACTTATTCCTGCTGATACTACTAAGGCAATACCTGAACTACCATATGGCACAATTAAGCTCATTTCCTCCATGATTAGGGATGGAGAAGGGCAAGGGATTGAATATATACAAGATATTCAGTCAAAGTCCTATCAAGTAAGGGATGAGCGTTATAAGCAAGTACTCTCCTTTAATATATTTGCTGAAAATGAAGAAGTGGCTTTAAATTACGCAAAAACCATTCATCAATGGTTTATTTTTTTTGGCCGAACGTTCTTACAAGAGCAGCAAATTGTTGTGCTAAAGGTAGGGAATATTGAAGATCGAACGACTTTCTTATTAGAGAGTTATGACTACAAACAAGGGTTTGATGTGAAAATCCGTGTAGCGGAGCAGTTTAGTCAAGAAATTGATTACATTGATTCTATTCAAATCCCACCTATATAGGAGGTATGAAACATGGCGTTACAAGACGTAACCGTAAGTATTGAATTATCAAAGCCATCCGGTCTAGTAGGACTAGGAAAGCCGCTTATTATTACACAAAAGACCGGTGCTAGTACGATTAAGAACTACAGTGATATTGAAGATGTAAAACCGGACTTCGCTGCCACAACAGAGGCATATAAAAAGGCTGCCGCTATCTTAGGACAAGAAAACCGTCCTGCTTCTGTAGCTATTGCTACTTATGATCCAGCTGGTACAACAGTTAAAACCGCTGTTGATGCAGTAGGGAAGTATTTTGATAATGATTGGTTCTTTGTTTTAACAGCTGGTGTTGAGCTTACAGATGAAATTGCGGTAGCTGATTATGTAGAAGGTAAGAAAGTGAAATTTTATGCTGTAAAAGTTACAGATGTTGATGATTTAAATGCATTCAAGGTGAAGAACTATGCATATGTCTTTGTTTTCTATCACCCTACGGATCAATTAGAAGCAGCCGCTGTAGGTGCTTTAGGCAGTCTTGAGGTTGGTTCTATTACATGGAAATTTAAAACATTAGCTGGAATTACACCTGTTGCTATGACCGCGGATGAATTAGAAGCTATTCATGAAGCTGGTGGTAACACATACGTAACGAAGGCCGGAACGCCTCAGACCAGCGAAGGGCTTACAGCAAGCGGCGAGTATATTGACGTTATTCACGGCAAATCATGGCTGAAAGTAAACATTGAAAATAGTGTACAGCAAGCCTTTGCAAATAACGGAAAAGTATCATTTGATAGTCGAGGAATTGCGTTATTAAACGGCGCCGTAACAACAGTACTTCAAAAGGGATTTAAGCAGGGGATTATCGCAGTTGATGATGATGATAATCCAATCTATACAGTAGAAACTGTATCAAGAACTGAAACACCTGCAGAAGATCGTGCTGCTCGTGTTTATAATGGCCTCTCTTTCTCATTAGAGTTAGCGGGAGCTATTCACACTGCAAAAATTAAAGGGCAAATTGCTGGTTAAGAAGGAGGAATAGAACAATATGTATGATGCTAAATTAGTTACTGTTACTGTAGATGGTCGTTTTATTACAGGCTTTGCAGATGGTTCTTTTGTAAGCTCAGAAAAGGATGAGGAATCGTTCTCTACAAAAGTAGGTGCTCAAGGGGATGTAGCCGTTTCTAAAACAAACAATCCTCTTGGAACAATTACAATGACTGTACAGCAAGAATCACCGTCTAATACATTTCTGAAACAAAAAGCTAAATCGTTAAAACCATTTCCTATCTGGGTAACAGCTCCAGATGGCCAAGGGAAAACGGAAAAATCAGGTGGAACGCAAGCCCTTATCAAAAAGTCACCAGGTAAAGAATATGAAGAAGAGTCAGGATCTCGCGAGTACGAGTTCCAGGTATTTGATTATACTGAGGCTTAATGATTAAGAATCAATCGAGCAATCATAAAAAACAAAAAAATAACAATATTACGAAGCAGTCTAATAGGGCTGCTTCTTTATATTTACATTACAAGGGAGAGATTTTTAAAATGGCTACTAAATTAGGAACTCAAAAACAAGTT